GCCTTATGTCCAGAAGGTACGTATTTAACACCATAGAACGCAATACTGATATCAGTCTTGTGATCTGCGGTGAATGAAAATTTAACTGCTCTGCCCATGCCTACCATAGGGATTAATATCTTGTTTACATCTGGGAAATCCCAGTATGAAGCTCCCCATTCAACATCTCCCCACTTGGATGGCGTGGTCTGTAAATAAAATGTACTGTAAGGTGTGGATTCAAAATCAAAGAATGTTTCAAGCTTAAATACTCCTCCTGCTCCAGATCCCTTGAACTGAAAATACTTGAATATCTTTTTAATACCTATATTGTTGAGCCACAACCAAGGAGTATCCCATCTCCAACTTACATCTATGTTATTCCCACCATCAGCATAAACATCAACGTTAGTAGCACTCTGGTATTCTTTATATACCCTGCCATTTGTTCCACCGCTTAATATATCTCCATCTGGTGTGCGAACAGATTGGTATGTTATAATATCACGGTCTTCCATCCATGCTTTTATAGAATAATCATAAACATAACGTCTTGATATGGATGGTATGTTTATCCAGAATTCATTGTGAATCTTATTATTAACAACATTAACTTCATCTGGATTGGCTACCGCCTTAAGCAATGGGTTAATCCTGTCCCTTATATTGTCTGAGAGTTTCTTTGTTCGTAAACCCTGAATGATTAACTCTGCCTTAACAGAATTTACCCCTTCAGGTTCTACCAAGTAGTTATCCAGACCAACCTCATCCATTGCCCTGTGTCCCATGAGTCCAGTGTTGTAAACAATCTTATCAATCGCAATATCACTAAACACAGCAGGAACTGAATAAGTAACAATGTGATTTCTTAATCCAATAATTAACTTACCTGACTGACCAAGTCTGCCAAGACCTGTAATAGCATCACCACGTGCCAACACACCTGCAAGATCAATGTCTACAAAATCTGATGCTGTAGTCCAATCATCTTCATCATCAACAGCACTTCCTGTGAACTTCGTATCCCTACCCGGCACACCTGATATCCATAAACGACTGTTAAGTGCTATTATATATTTACCCTTCGGTGGTATATCAGCAAGATCCGTTACATGCCAAGCCGTATTAGCAGTAGGTACGACAGCACCATCATTTAACGATCCAGTTGTTTCAGTATAAGTTGCACCTATAGCTAACGGTGAAGCAGTCTGTAACTTTAACGCACCTGATGCAGTATGATGATATACGTTGTAACCAGTAGCACCTACTATAGATAATGGTGATGTAACTGTTAATACATTATTAACTGCTATAACTTGTGTTGCTTCTTCGCTTGGAATACTTTCTCCGTTTGCCGTTATATAAGTCACAGCTACATAATAAGTACGCCCTGCTTTTGTTCCAGAAGCAGAAGTTCCAGTAGTAGGAGTCGCAGGCTTAGGCATATAACCATACTTAAACGGATTATCTGTACCATTTGACATGCACAACTTTGTGCGAAACATTGTCCAGTTCAATGGATAAGCTGCGGTTAATCCTGTTTTTATTACTGTAGAAAAACCACCAGTTGTAGAACTATATCTTAGCAATCTAGTATCAGCCTGTGCTAATACTTCAAATGTATCTGGATAGTCACCTTCATAAATCATTAATGAATCTATTTTTGGGCCTGCACTGTCCAGTTCAAATATTATGTCCTGTGTTGTATCAGCAGCCCAACCAGTATTAACAGTATCGGTAGCGAAAGCATTACTCCCATGAGTAGGAGAGGAAGAATCAGTACCGATACGCACGTAATTACTGGCATCACCAGCATTGTACTCAAGCAAAATAGCGTAATTACCAGCAGTCGCAGCGTAAGGTTCCTCAAAAGTAAATTGTACAAAAGCAAATGTTCCTGTCAATACCGATACATCAACATCTATACTGGTTGCAAGCAAAGAACCTGTTGGTAAACCACTTGTTCCAACAGAACCAGTAACAGCATATATCTTAGCCTTCATTACACTGTCTGCTGTCGGTGTGCCAACCTTGTCCAGAAAAAAATCTACAGTTTGTATGTTCTTATCTGAACCTAATGTTACTGCAAACCCAACTTGTTCATTGTTGCTGGAATACATTGATATCTGTGCTGATTTATTACTTGACGCATAAGTATCTATACTGTTTCCTGCCGCATGACCTGCAGCCACCGTATTGAATAATGTTCTGCCCCTTCGTTTGGATACCTCACCATTCAACGCAACACGTGCATTCTGTAATTCAGTCGCATAATCGGCAGATATATTACCCTCACCTACCGCAATATCGAAGAGTCCCTTATTGTTACTCTCAAATACTTTTTGTCTCATTCCTGCCATCAGCGTGCAACCTTATAATTCTTACGAGTTAATGGAACAAACCTGACAGAACCTCTGTCCCTACCAAGTAACTTCCTAAGTAAACTATTAGCTAGTGCCATCTCACGATCCCTCTTATTAAAATCCTGATCGTACTCCGCATACTTAGCCTTTACCATGTGGCGTATTACTACTTCCTGAAAAGGTGTTGTATCTGAATCAGAACTCAAATCAGATAAATCCTTCGTATACCAATACGTCATTACAGTTCCATTTTCATCTGACGTTGGTACTGGATCTACTTTTATTTGGTTTACCTGAGATGCATTCTTCCCCCAAGGAACCCACACGATTGGTAATCCTGTGTTACCTTGGATAACAAACTCTTGGAAATCTTGATTGTTTGCTACCTTGTAAACAAATTTATTTCCATCATCTATATAAAACCTTTCACCAACAATTCTGGTTACATCTGCATTGGACGCAAGTGCATATGTTGAAGTACTGGTAACCAAGGAGATCGTTCCTTGCTCCTTTAAGATTGACCAGTTATTCATTATGTTAAGCTCTTGGATAGATTCATTTATATAATCCAAGATACGCTGTTTAGAATCAGCAACAAGACTAGACGATGAGTCTAATCCTAAGTCACGTAATACAGGATCTCTTAGTGTAGAGAGAGACATTTTTTCTCCATTATATGTTTAATTGCTTCAGACCAATACTTACTATTCTTCCTAGCATCAAAGTGTTCGTGAACATATTTCTGTGCTGCTTCACCTATACGTTGACGCAAAGGTGGATGCTCCACAAGTTTGTCCACCCAAAACTCAAACTCTTCTGTATTCGTATATAAGAAACCATTCACGCCATGTGTAATTAATTTAGAGTAAGGCTCTATATCTTTAACAACACAAGGTATACCTAACGCAGAATACTCAACCCACTTTATAGAACTGTTATATTGATTAAACTTATTATCCGCTAAAGGGATAACTCCTATGTCTGTGTTTAATAAAATCTGTTTATATGGATGAACATTTATATCTACCAAACCATATTGTACTATCTTAACGTTATTATGTTTACCAGATATGTTTTTTAACTCAGCAGATACTTCGTTTAAATCTTCGTAATTAGAAGAATCACCATGCCATGTTATTATAGTGTTGTTATCCTTCTCAATCTTATAAGGTTTCCATATATTAAAATCTAAGGAACTTGGTAACACGGTAATGTTCTTGTTATACTCACCATACACATCTGCTAACTTTGTTGTAGATACAAAAACACCATCTGCTTTTTCTAGAATTTCCTTTGCTATCTTTATACTATCTTTATTGTTGTCTATAAAAATATTATCATCATGATCAACAATAACTTTCTTTGAAGGAGACATATCCTTCATTACAGTTACTAATCGTAAAGACTCTTCGTTTGTCGCATGAGGTAGAATAACAACATCGCATGTTTGCAATAACTGGAACAAGCTATTATCCATGTCACTGCCTGACCCACCAACAGCAACATCAAAACCATTCTCATCGTCTAAGAAAGTTAACGGTTGCTCAATTCTGTAAAAACCACTAGCTCCCTTATCACGAACAATGCCACAAACTTTTGTGTATTCCATTATCTAAAGTATACAAGACACCACAATTGAATATTAAGCCACGTTCTACGAAAGAAATCAGTAATCATTGTTGTCATGCTATTCATAAATGATACCCCGGTGGTAAATCTTCGTTATTTTTATTTAACTTCTCTAGGTTATCTATCATAACAACTTGGTTCTCTACTTGCTTTTTAAGAACATCTATCTGTGACTCAAGTATGTGACATCTGGTACGTAATTGAGATTCAATAGAAGATTCATTAGTCTTTACACTTGAGTCACCACCATAAGTAGTTAGCATAATTAAAAATTCTGGTTACAGGTTCTAAATTCTGGATGATCAGAGAAGAAACGCTTGACTGCTTTCTTCATAGATTTCTGGTCACCATCGACTATGTCTTTATATTTTTCTTGCATGAGGAATACTGAAGGAATACTGCCAATCTTCCTCAGCGACCTTTCATCAGAAAAACCATTGTCGCTATAAGTACGAACATCCTTCGTCTCTCTTCCAACTGGATCGGTATCCTGAATATGTGTTATATCCAGACTACCTTTGGCGAAAGCATTAGACTTCGTATACTCTAAACGTGTAGCAATTTGGTCTAACGTGTCATCATTAATCATAATAAAGTATAAGTAAGGGAGGGTTGCCCCTCCCATACTCATTAAGGGTTAACAACTATTAGCTAGTTGTCGTATTAAATACAGTTCCACTGGCTTTCTCGTTATAAGAAACCAACGTCCACTCAGCTTCAACCATTCCTCTTCGGGATGATCCAACCTTTGCAAGTGGGGTATGCTTAACTGGACGTAGCATTGCTACAGACCACATATCCTTCTGTAATATACTGACAGCTTTTTCGGGCATATAACGATCAAGTATGATACGTTGTAGTCCAAAATCACTCTCGTATACGTCAACCGAAAGCACTAACTTCTTAGCGAAGGACTCAATGTTTTTCTGTGAGCCTGCTGTGAAAGCAGAAATCTGCCGTTTATTCCAACCGTGGGCATATGTCGTATCAGGATTTCCACCCTGAACGAATATCTCCTGCAATATACCGTTATATGCATCTTCCGTTATATCAGCAGAACCTCCCATTGAAGTTTTATTAGTTTGTACCCAACCAGTAGTTGTACCACCTGTGGTACTATCACTGATTCCTCTAGAACCTCTTGCTGCTGAAGCAGAACCTGCAGCAGATTCTCCTTTTACAATCGCAACTTCCATGCCACGAGCGATATTCTTAAGAGCTTTGGCTAGTTGATACTCATACTCGCCACCCTTAATACCAACTTTATCTACCGCATCCAAGGTATCCGATACTTGGAACCCTTCACGGTTGATTTGGCAGTAGTTGCTATGTCTTACTCTTGCGGTTAGAGTAGGATCTGAAAAGTCAGCTCCCTCCACAACCGTGTTATTTGTAGCCGTTCCTAAAGTATCAGTAGTCCATTCATGCAACGTACCATTAGCTTTAGATTTTTTGAAGCCAGAAAGCATTGGCGTTTCGGTGGGTGATATGTTTACGATTACATCCAGAAGATCTTCACGTAAACCACCAGCACCAGCAACCATTGGCCCAGCTTGATATGTTTGAAATGTTGCCATCCTATTACTCCATTATTTTAACTGCCCGGTCTCCACGAATGACCTGAGTTCTGTAACAATTCCGCAAAACGACTGACATCTCCACCTCTGTTTTCAGCTACCGCACGCTTAAAGTCCATTGGTCTTTTAGCTTGTGGTGCAGTTCTTGGTGAATTGCCTGCCATCGGTGCAGGTTGTGAACGTGGTGCAGGCGTGTTGCCAAGCAATTGTTCATATTTTTGTGAATTTACCATCATTTTACTTAGTTCTGCCGCCATTATCATATCACTAGGATGGTTCTTGAAGTTCGGCCCCATGAGCTGTTCCAACAATGGATACGCTTGATCCTTCATTACACCGTAATACTCACTACTCTTGTCATTGACAAAATCATAAGTATCACGTACATACTTGTCAGACTGTTGACGCAAAACCTGTTGCTGACGAATTAAATTATCAGTGTTGGTTTTGTTCGATTCAATCTTGTCAAGCTGTCTTTCAAGGTTGTTCCTGCGTATCACATGCTGTGCGACTTCTGCTGAAGTCAAAGCATCGCCTTCTTCCTTTAACATCGAATCTAAATTTGTGATCTCTGCCTTAACAGCTCCAGCATCGCCCTCTACTGGTCTATATGCACGTTGAAGATTTGCATACTCATCAGCCATACTTTTCATCTTAGCGATTTGGTTATCCCTTGCTGCAATTAGAGCATCCTTTTCAGCCAACTCTTGAGTTGACTTTTCCTTGATACCTGAAATGCGTTTACGCATACTATCTGTTAGATTATCATCCTGAGCTTCCTGCAATTGTTGTTCTTGAACTGGTTGCTCTTGTTGTGGTTGCTCTTGCGGTGGTTGATCTGGATTATCAAACTCCTTTACTGGAGCCATGTCAGACCAATCAATTTCCGTAGAGGCAACATCTTCCAACGCTAATGAAGATCCCATCTCAGATACAGTATTCCCCAGCGTTGCTGGATCGTAATCATCTGCTATACCGGGTGCCGAATCCGATTCTTGTTCAAGAATAGTTTCATTTGTAACAACTTTCTTTCCTGACGGTGCTTCTGCTTTTTTTGTAGCCATTGTAGTTCTCCTATTTCATCTGCCCTTGAGGGGGGCGAACCCTGAGCCGTCTACCATGAACAGTCTCAACGAGTCCATTGAGTCCAGCTAAACGCTTCAATGCGAATATGTTTGCCTTGACCTGTATGAACTCTTCTATTGTGTTACACTCCTCTATCCTCATGTACTCCTTCAATAAGCTATCCTCCATCTCCTCACGTACTTCCTGCCAATGCGGAGTGTTTATGACACCTTCAAGTTTCCGTAAGTGAAGGAACTTATCGTCTTGCTGTTTACTCACTCTGAGGTATTTCTGTAACATTAAAATGGCACGTCATCTTTCGGTGCTGTTACCGATTTATCTTTCTTAGGTTTCTTCTTGGGCGTTTTTTTTGGTTTCTTCTTTGGTGTCTCTTTCTTAGTCTCAGGCTTAGGCTTAGATTTCTTATTACGCTCCTGAAGTTCTTTTGATGTCATTCTTTTAGTTGGCTTCTTCTTACGAATAACTTCTTTAGGCTCTGCCTTCTCAGGTCTAGTTCTCTTTCCCTCAGTTAACCGCCTGTAAATTTTCTTTGCCCTAGTTACCTTAGACAATTCATCCTCTCTAACAATTTTTGGCTTAGGCATACTAGGAGGTTTAACAGCTTCAAAAGCCTGCCCCTTACTACGAACATTCTTCCCCTTATCAAAATCGTCAGCCCATCTCTTTAAAGACTTGTCCACCCAATCATAAGCTATCTTCTTGCCACCCATTTAATTCCCCTTTATTTTTCTAGTGCTTATTTTGCGTTTATCTGATTTTACTTTTTTATTTTGTGCATTCTTAGCAGCCTTAAACGCTTTATAAGTCTTGTATGTTTTTTTGCCTAACTTCCATGCTCCCTTCGCAACCTTACCAGCACCGCCCAAAGCAACCGTTGCCGCTACTTCTCCCGGAGTTTCCCCCACAAGAAAACCAAACGTCTTCTTTAATCCTTCTGTTCCATACTTATAATTAGTCGCAAGCATTTTCTGGTGAGCTGATAGTTTTCTAGTTTTACCCATTATTTCTTCTTCCCATTTTTACCACCCTTTACAACCCTTGGTGTTTTGCCCCACCGTTCTGATGCTTCCCTTAAAGCTTTTTCCTTAGCTTCCTTCTTGGTCATCATCTTCTGATACTCACTAGCAAGCCTACGTTCCTTAGCTTGTTGTTCTTTATCTATTGGTTTTTTTTTGACTGACTTAACATTCTTGCCACCCTTTATAACCTTTGGTTTTTTACCCCAACGTTTTTTGGCTTTCTTTAAGGCTTTTTTTGCACCCTTGTATATTTCTTTTTTATAACCCATTACTTTCCCTTATGTTTTTTAGCAGCTTCTTTAACTTTATCTATATGACGTTGCAACAGATCACCTTTACGTCCTTCTTTCTCTATTCGCTTATCAATACTCTTCATTAAATTTGCGTTAAACTGACCCTTGTTTTGTTCTTGTTCACGTGCCTTGTTACGTTTTTTAGTCTCAGCAATTTGCTTCTTTGACGGTTGCCTTTTTTTTATTCTAGGGACTCCCCACTTGATTGCTTCCATAAATGTTTTACCTATTACCATATTATTGCACCGGGGGTTGAGGTGGTTGTTGTGGTGGCATCTGTGGTTGCTGTGGCTGTTGTTGACCACCTAAGAACTGTTGTAATAATGGGGCTACCTGTTGTAATAATGATTGCCAATCTATTCCCCCCCCTCCTCCTTGAGCAGACATAGGAGCTTGGGGCGTAGGGGGTACACCCTCAGCTCCCTGTGCTTGATCAGGGGGGATCAACCCAGCTTGCTGGGCTATTTGGTCTACTTGCTGTTTCAACATCATGAGTAAATCAGGATTACCTTGTGCCTGCATCAATACTGATTGAACTGCTGGCAACACAACATCATCTGTAATCTTTGAACCTGATTTACGGAAAAATTCTTTTAATAGCGGAGTTACATTGATATGCTCAGGGCCAGCTCTCATGGCAAGTTCAAGCTGTTGCTGTAACTCCTGCAACCTGATAAGCCTGTTTGTATTAACCGTGTTAGCTGTTAACTCTATGTCCCACTGTCCTACAATATCTCTTGCACTTACCTTACGCAGTGAACCTTGTGCATCCTCTACCGCCCTGAATAAAATTTCATCATCACCAAATTGCTGTATCAACTGAAATGTTTGCAACACCGCTTCGTTAATACCCATGCTGATGTTACGCAACATCATCTCAAGGCGTTGATTGCCTTCATTGACAATCGCAGATATGCCAGTCGCAGTCTTGTTGGCAACAGCCGTTGTATCGTTACCAATCGCAAAATCAGATACACCAATGCGGTCTTGAATAAGCCTACGCACGAGTTCTTCTTCTTTAAAACTTGAATGTTTAATGTCTCCTGTTTGTACGATACCAAATTGATTCGGCCCCGCAGGGAATCCCTGACCTGGGCCGGGACGATGAATCTCTGGATCTATGTCACTATTCGGATCAAACCACCACATGACAGCATTAGTAATCGTACCGTTATCGATACGCATGTTGTGGATGTCATTTATTTCCTGCTGTAAATCTGTAATAAGTTCGGGAACACCCTGTGCCTCAAATCTGCCCGGTGTAGGAAACGGCTTTATCTCGACAAAGGGTTTCTTCCCATGTAATAAATCTGCTTCACGTACCGATAGTAAAACCTTAGCACCCGGTGAGAACGTTGCTACTATGTCCTCCATACGCCCATCACCATCAATGTCGTACTTGCCATGCCACTCAATTATTTCTATGTCTTCTAAACCATCAGTAGGTTCGTTGCTTACATTCTCGTAACCTTCTTCAAGCGTCTGCACATCATTAAGTAATTTATCTCCATGAGAACTAATATGGCTTGCACTATCGTTGTTTAATCCTATTGGGAGTAAATCAACATTTTCATAGATTCCTATGTCCTGCTCTTTATATAATTCGTCAATGTCACGCTTGAACCTGTGTGCTACATAAGGAGAATCCTGAATATCTATAGCTCGTGGATGAAAAATAAAATCCTCAACTGGTATGAACACCCAATCAGGATTGTTATAAACAACTTCTTCACGTTCCACTTTCACGAAAGGATGGTTAATGAAATCGTGGTTCTCCATTAAGAATGTCATCTGGTCTAAAAACTCCAATGTATCTGGAGTTACACTTCCAGACGCTACCTCAGCATTCGCTACCTGTATATCATCAGCAACATCTCTCTGCGACATATTGCGTGTATACTTACGGACATCATTACGCCAAATAATTTTCATTACACCACGTCCGTAAATGAACGCTTCTCGTATCCAGTCCTGTACCTTCGGGTACACATTGATACGCTGATTCATTACGTAGTGGAGCATGTTCTCCACGTCACGTGCTTTGTCGTGATCAGATAATGGTCGAGGGGTATTCCCCTCGTTAGGCGGTGAGACAGGCGTTGGGCCTGCTGCACTCGCACCTCTGGCCGTCACAAACGGCTGTGTTCCAAATATAGGATTAATCATTCTACTGGTTAAAGTCTCTACCAGTATTCCTGTGATAGGTACGTGTAAGTTAGAACATCCCTCCCAAGGAAATGACTTCTCATATAATATTCCACGATACTGCTTATACCAAGTCTCTAAGTTGTCCTGCCATTCCCTGCGTGCGTCTACCGCATTCTGGACAGACTCGTCCAAGTAAGAAAGTAAATGCTCCACATCAACACGCTTATCAATTGGAGAAACGAAATCACCCTTCGGTGTCTTCTTTACTTTATCTCCACTTGGTAACTTCGTGAACGGCTTTGTTACATTCTTCTTTTCACTTAGATCTGGCTGTGTACCAGCCAACTGATTATCTGATAACTCTTTACCCATTTATTTATTCTTCTTCTTTTTAGGCGGTGGATACATCTCTGGTTTGTTCTTCCTAGTCTTAGGCTTAGGCTTAGGCTTAGGCTTAGTCTTAGGTCTTTTAATAGGCTTAGTTGCTTCTCTCTGTATTTCCCCTATATTCTGAGCTAAAAACGAAAGCGGAACAGAGGAAACAACAGATGTTCCTATTATAGCTTTTCCTAATTGATCTTCAGTCAAAGGCTTACGCTTCTTCTTCTTCCTCTTCTTGTACCATTCGGTTGCTTCTTTTATTGATTTACCTACAAATTCTCCAGCCTTTGTCTTCATCCCCACGATCTATATCTCCCCAAAAAAAAACGATCACTCCAATAAGACCTATAGATCTCATTGAACTGACCGCTGTGTGTGCAGTTGGGTCTACGTAATTATAGATTACGCATGACTTCCTTTACTTCAACTTTCATCAGTTCCCCTTCAGAAAAATGAAGTGTAATACTTCCAGTAAAAAAATCTGCAACTAACTTCTTAACTAAAGCAACATATCTTTGCAGAGTTATTGCCATATATATAAGATGCATCAAATGCTAAAAGGATTCATAATTCAGTAAGGTATATACTAAAGAAACAAATGGTATAGTTTTATCTTATAACCTCTAGGTTCATTATCCATTTCCTTGGTATATTCAGCTTACCACGATACTCTTCTTTGCCAACTCTCTTGTCAGATGTTAATACCAAATCTATCTTAGTTAATCCTATAACCAACCCATATGTCTCATATATACATGAGTCATGATCTCTTAATAATTCCTTCGGGCTTCCGTCATCTGTTGAATCTGCTGATGCGTCTGGCCATTTTACGCAAACCAACTTACCATTGATACTGTCTATAAGTTTCTTTGTTATCTTCATGACATACTGAATGGGAAATTAGCACCACGTGAATATTTCTTTCCACCTATTACAAACTCCCATACTAAATAGAAGTATGGACTACCACTATTAAATTTTGGCTTCTTTAACTTAATCCATATCCATTCTCTATTGTCATTCATACCTACTCGCTATATTACAACAACGCTTAACAAACTCATCCATATCCAAATTTGACTTAGCTATGTTAACCCATTTTGTTACCCATTGTACATTATTAATTTCACATTTAAGATTAGGATATATACTCTCTGGCTTTATGTGATCCAATGACATATTATCACCGGGTATTAAATCTTCTCCACTTATAGCACATAACATCTTTTGTTCATGTGCCTTGTCCCTAAGAAAACTCCAATGGTCAGATGATCCCATCCTACCAAACGATGCCTTCTTATAGTAATGATCCTCACATAACCTTGAACTAAAGTATGCAGTCACATCACAAGAAAACTCAGTACACGTCCCATATAATATAGCATTCTCACGCTGATCTACATAACGCTTCTTATTATATAACTTAACACAGTCCTTGCACGTGTAAGCCCTACCGTCCTTCGATGTACTCCTTAAATGAAACTCCTCAGAAAACTTAACAGACTTACATGAACCACAAAACTTCTCAGAACTGTCTGGTAATAAACAATCAAAAGCACTCATAGTCAAAGATCATCTGGTCTTATTTCTGGAAACTTATTAGCAAGATGAACCAAGGCAGATGCCATATCTGTCATGGTTGCTAACATCTCATGCTGTATTTCAATCTGATGCTTAGTAGCCTCAAGCTGACTCTGATGAACCTTCTTAGTCTCAGCCATAATATGTAGAAGAATCTCCTCATTCTCCAACGTAAACTTTAACGGCTTATTCAAATTCGTTTTGTTTAAATTCGTCATTTACTCTGAATAGGGCTTCGGCAACATCATCGAAACCAACGTTAGTTAAGAATTCATTCATGATCATCAGAACATGCTGATCCTTTGAATGGTCATCAAGCTCACCTCTATCATAACGTATACGTATATCCTCTAAGTCACGTATTGTTTCTTCTCTATACATATCTTGTTCTCCGCAGCATCACCTTCCCACTTAGGCTTATTTAATATACCATATATCATCATCTTTAAATCAGCTTCATTACCATGATTATGAATAGTATAGTCACCCTTAATACCCCCCATTTCAGTTTCACTTGAGTGTCCACTTAACTCATATCCCGGACGCTTGATTACCCATAACTCACCACCTAAACTTTTAATTAACTCAGATTCATTCTTAAACCTACAATCCTCTGCAACCACCTTGCCCATACTTAATACTTTATCTCTCCATATATTAAGCCAGAAATCCTTTGCCATAATATCCCTAGCCCATTCAGTACCCAACGTCTGCATCGCATAACGTGGAGTCCTCCCAGATAATAAATCACATGGTACTTCCTTTAACTTACCTTCTGTATGCTCATTAGTTAAACCTAATGACTTCAACATATCTTTCAACGGCTGACTAAACTTTAATCTACTATAACCATAAGCAGTCAATATATCCGCTACCGTTGACTTACCACAACCTGCTGCTCCTACTAAACCTACTAATTTCATATAACCCCCTATATGTAAACATTAAGAATATATTAAATAAGTTACATATTGTCAAGCACTTAGAATACGGAAAATCAAAACCAAAAACCGGGCGGTTTAAGGAAAAAAAAATAAAAAAAAACGAATTGGTTTGGGTGAGCGAAGCGAATCCAAACAAGGTGTTCCAAACACACGAGTGCCACACTTGAGGTTTATCTTTTTTTAGCGACACCTACCCCCTCTTGGGTTATGTCTGCAAGCCAGTTGGGGATTGTCGGCACTCTCGCATCTACTCCGCAACTGGTTTGGCTTGAGTCTTCCTCAGAAGCCTTCACTCCCACGATCTATGTGATAAGGGTGGGTCGTGCATCGCCCCCAGTTAACGTACTACTGGTAGGGCTGTTTGTCCTACTGATGTATTGTGCATACTCTGGACATAAATGTCCAGTTAATATGACGTATTATGAGCTATACCATATAAGATGCATAAAATCAAAAAAGGATTCAAACTAAATAATTAAAATTCTTTAATGAAAATTACTTTATGTTGGCTGTGAGGGGATAATCCTAATGAATACAAGGGTTTACGGCTGTTGTGGGCTGTTGTGGCGAAACCTTAAATTTGCGAAAATGCAAAAAATTTCTCCTAGACAACCCATATAATATATCAATCAAACGTCCCGAAGGGACTCCTTAATGGGGTGGGGGTGGGGTCTGCCAACTCATTGATTTATAAGGACTTACATGGGGTTCTAAGCCCCATGTTAGCTAAGTGTTTGTATCTAAAGGCTTTAGCTATATCCCATAACCCTTTGATTCTAAAGGTCTTTCCTTATATCCAAGCTAAACCATTGAATCTAAAGGGGTTATCGCCTACCGCTCCCCTATAGTTGAAGGGGTAGTATGATAACGGTGTTATCATGATCGATACTATCCTATATACTAATAGCTATATAACATAAGGATATATAACAATGGCTAAAAAGAAAGTAGTATTCAATAGTAACATACCAGTTGATAAAGATGGTAACAGCATTGAGACTGTCGAAGCACAAACGGATAGATTGCTCAATGGTAATCATTATGGTAACAATAATAAAGATGGTCGAGGTCAGAAACTAGTTGAGGCACTCAAGAGTGTTGAGACTTTATTCGGTAGTAACTATGCTTTGAGTGATACAGCATCAGAGAAACTGATAGCTATGCTTAGAGCTAAGGCTGACCATTGGGATACTCTGAAGATGGGTACTAAGGCTGAAGTTGGCAAGATCACCTTCTAGATATCCCTAGCATGATCACTATGCCTGACCCTTCGGGGTCAGGTTTTTTTTTGACACTATTATCAATCACTATGAGGACATTATGAATTACCATGATGATGACTACCAAGAGAATGAGATAAGCAAGGCATTCAATATACATGAGAACTATGGTTTACATCTACTCAGGATAGCATTGAGAGCATGTGCAACTGGTGCTGATCTGAGTACAGGCAAGAGATATACATACCTAGTAGAGAGGTTCGGTACTGATAGATGTGACATAGCAGAGAGTAATCAGCCACTACCATACCTCATGAAACATCTTAGTGAGATGTCACAATGGAGATATTCAGAATGGGCTAAACTATCAGAGAATAACTAGCAGTTATCATTAACCATTAACATAGAAGGGAAGGTGAGAACAGATGAAGCATAATGTTATCAGACATGGTCATATGCATAAGATTGTCAATATCGTCAAAGGTATATGTAGTAAAGGACAGAACGGATGGTATATGCCAAAGGATATCAAGGCATTGAATGACAATTGGAAGTGGTTTGTAATTGAGCTAGATAATGATAGTTGGATTATAGATCCAAGGAATAACAGAGGTGACCATCGTAGTGATGATGAGGTCAAGGACTTCAGTATATTCAAGAAGTATTATTATAAGAAGGCATCAGCATTAGGTATCGTAGGGTAGTCAGGCATAGTGTGCAGTATGGATACAGGGAGCGTAAGCTCCCTGTATTTTTTTTAACAATCATAATAGGAGAATAGTATGAGTATTATATCATTACCTATTACGCTAGGTAGAGGTAAGCGTAAGCTGAGAGTATTACAGAGCAATCCAACACAGATAGATAATGATAGTGGTGTTGGTGTATTAACTTTGTCACATAGGAAGAACAATGAAGTAGGTATAGCAAGGGTGATAGATGATAGATCCTATGCTGATACCAGACGCATTGATAGGTTACAAGAGTATATGGTTAACAAGGCACATGACATTATCTATAACCCATAACAAGGAGGTATGTATGTCAGCACTAGCGTTATCACCAGAAGAACGTAGGCATGGTGTAGAGCGTAGAGAATGTCGTAAGACTGTAGCATTCTATCCATCAACACGACCTTACATAGCATATGTAGGATCAGAGATGATAGATAAGTTTAATAGTAAGTATGGTCTTGAAGACCGCAGACAACATGAAAGGAGATACGCATGAAGCTATTCTATATAGTGGATACACAGCACAACACACCATTGACTAAGAGAGAGGATGGTGAGATCAGGTATTACAGTAGCAAGAAGAAAGCTAAGAAGCAGAGGACGTTTCATAATAAGAAGTCAGGATGTATAGAGCGTACTGCTGATGAGGATGGTAAGGTCACGTTCAGTAGTACATATCGTTATCAGATCAGGCGTGGCACTGATCATATACATGGGAGGACTAGATGAGTCTTATACACGAATGCCTAACACAGTACACAAACAACTATTGAAAGGAGGATATCGTGAGTAGACGTGTATGGAGAGTAGCATGGTTGTATGACAGTGATGAGTTTCAGGATGAGAACCATGAGCCTGTCGCTGTATATCATATAGGTGGATCTAATACATTCAACTCGTATGATCTAGCCAAGATATATGCTGACACAGTAGCTCAGAGTAGGAAGCCTGTCGTATGTATGGACAGGCATTGGAATCATGATGTAGCAGAACGTGATCATATTATTAGCAAGGATCATCCTATAATAAGGTACTCAAGAAGGAGGTGACGTATGAGTAGACGACTTACACAGTACAGAGGTGGTGGCTATGATGGTTGTCATTGGGAGTGGAACTTCTTCATGGAGATAGATGGTGAACACCATGATATCTCTGGCTCGTATTACTACACAGAGTTCCATGACATATTCAGCTCAGGCAGATGTGGTATCAGTAAAGCATCTGATAAGGACAAGCTGAATGATAGGCAATATGTCTATGATCTTGACAATCCTGATGAGGTCAAGGATTTTGTCACAGAGTCACAGCCTAGCTTGGTGTTAGGTGTAGCTAAGTACATAGAGGAACACACTGATGTAGATATGAAGCTGACTTGTCCTATCTGTGAGTGTGAACATTGGGCTGATGATATCATGTTAGATCCTGATGACTATCAAGGTAATGGTGGCATAGGCATAGTACACAACAGCTACCTATGCCAAGAGTGTTACTCTATGCATTCGTGTTGTTACTGTGGTGTGTATTACAGCCCTGACTACCAAGAGTCAGAGGCTAAGTATCATGAGGTAGATAGTATTATAGATGAGAATGGATACTGTATGAATTGTTGGGATCATTCACCACCAGTACCCATAGTACCAGACCCAAGGCAGTTAGCACTTAACTTTAGCTAGGAGGTAGCGTATGAGTTACAGTCCAACAGTTAGGATAAAGCTACAGTTTGAGATAGACAACGCACCAGATGGTGTAGATCAGGATTTAATTAACGAATTGTTACACAACTATATGCACTCTTCCTTAGATCATAGGTATAACTTTGAAGCTGAGGTCATCAGCCAAGCATTGAATAACGTGTTCAGTAATCTTGTAAAGAGATCTGTGACTATTATATTCAGCAAGAGATATTCTGTGTATGGTTATAGTGAGAAGCATAGACAGTCTAGAAATGATTGGATAAGGAACAAGGTTGATGATGCACTCAAGGAGATGAAAAAAGATCGCTTTATACGTAATAACTACACACATCTGCTTATTAATGATGGTGGAGAGGTATGGAAGGGTGATGTCCAAGAGAAATACAGACACGAATATCAACCAAGAGATTGGAGGTAACATGATTGACTTTGAACGTACAAGCATAGGACGTGCGGCATACAGGATGAAGTTGAAGGATGCTCTTACTACACTGATGGATAATGTCATAGAGAACATGGACACCACATCAAGTAGGTCTGCAACACGCAAGGAGATTGAACTGTTACAAGCTATGATGAGAGTGAACAAATATATAAGAGGAGAGAACCTATGACAGTAACAACTCTTAAGGAAGCGTATGAGTTAGTAGGTAAGCCTACTACAGACAACAGTAAGATGACTGCCACGTTGTGTTT